GCTACTCTCAATGAGTTTTTTGAAGCTTCCCGGCCTGAAGGATCAGAACATCATGGTCCTCTTTTGAAAATGGCAATGATCTCTACACCAGAAAAGACTGCAAACCCGGGACAAACCAAGACCCACAAGCAGCACAACAAGGAGATCCACGCCATGGTCGGCAACACGACAAGTTCCCTCACCGCCTTCAAGCTCGCTTCGATCACGGACGCTGACGGAAATCCGAAGTTAACCCATCCAGGTCCAAGAACTGCACAGGAGCAATGGAAGGCATGGGGAGAGCTTTGGGCGTCCTGGTGGATAGCAGGTGGCGTTCAAGGTACAGGGAAGGACCCATTTGTATACTTCCCCGAGACGTTTGCCTTCGCTCAGCGAATTATCACTCCCGACTATACCAAGAGAACCTGGAAACTTCTTCTTCCTGTGATGGTGTACACGATTCAGAAAGGAGAAGTGGAAAAGATGTTCAATGGTGAGCCAAGTATCGACCTGACTACGGCAAATGTCAGGTGGATCTGGCCTGGCGGGAAGCCTGTCGCTCAGGCAATGCTCAATGGAATTTCCAAGAAAGGAGTGGAAATAGACAAGGAACGAGTCGACATGATGATGGCGAGCACTCCCTCGCTAGGCAAGGACATCAAGGATTCGTACACCGAAATTCGGCAAGCTCTGAATAGGATCATGAATCCAGTCACTGCGCTTCGAGACCCGCGGTTTAATGAAGTAAAGCGGAGGTACACCCAAATGATGGTGGCCAAGCAGGAGGAGGTCGATAAAGCCAGACTGGTATATGAGAGGCTTCGTGATGAACTTGTTTCCATACAGGAGGAACGTGACGAGGCTTTGAGAAAGTTGGATCCCAACATGAAGGGCGGATTGATGACCATCGAGCGACAGCTTGAAGAACTCGGTCTCCAGGACAACCCGGTACTGGCGTCAGATGCCCAGAAGAATGCCAAACCAATTCCCCTTAAAGATCCAGGCAAGTCGCCAATCGCGGATTTTGATCCGTACGCAGAACTTGACGACTAGGGATGGGGCTCCGCCGAGGACTTAGAGGGCATGAGCGTCTACGAGGGGAACAGCTCCGTTGATTCCTTCGTTACAGGTGCATCTTCCAGAATCTCCAATAAAGAGTTCACTCTTAGTTTACAGAGGGTGAATCGTGAGGTTTTAGTTAAGGGGTTGGTCTGTTTGGGTTATAGTAAGCCGTTAGTATATAATTTTGTAGAACCCGAGACGGTACGATCAGGTCTCTTTGAGGCATTCTGGGAGGGTAGCCAGGTGAATCCACTTTGGTGGGAAATTGACGGTTCAATTTGGACCAAGGAATATCGTCCACCACGCCTGCCTGACATTATCGCACATTTGGAACGATTTGAG